CCGCTCGTGACCGTGACCTGGTACACGCCGACCATCGAGGTGCCTGCTGCGCCTGTCGTGTTGGCGACCTGGACGAACGCGCCAGTCGTGAGTCCGTGCTCGCCGCTCGTCGTGATCGTAACCGTGGACGAGACGCGAACGGCTGACGCTACGTTCGCAAGGTCAATCCAGAGTTGGAACGGCGCGGTTCCAGCCATTTACGGGTAGCGGCCTGTGTTCCTCGATCCGTTGGTCGTGGTCACATAGCCTCCGAGATACTGGTTGGTGCTATTGGCGACGACGGAGCCGTCCAAGTACAGGTTCGTGTTAGTCGTGATGGTGCTCGTGCCACCGCTTCGGTTCATCGGGTTCACGTAGGAGCCGCCCGTGTAGCCTGCGGCTTCGGCTGCCTGGTCGAGTTTCTGCAGCTTCTGACCGCCGCCGATGCCGATGATCTTCAGCCCTGCCACGATCGCGTCGATGACCAGTTTGATCGCCTGGAGCGCAATCTTCAGCGGCTCCAGCGCGAGCGTGAGCAGGTTGATCGAGCCTTCGCCGGTCGAGAAGATCTCGAACAGTTCGCCAACTGATGCGACAAGTGGCCCGATGTAATTCGTCATCAGGTCATCAAGGACTGGCCCAACTTCTGCCAGGAACTGGTCAAAGGCAGGCACGACTTTTTCTGTGACCCATTGCGTAATCTCAAGAAGTTTCGGAATCAACTTCTCGCCGATTTTGATTCCGATTGCGTCAAAGTTGTTGCCAAGAATCTGCATTTGATAGGCGAGACCTTGCTTTTGGTATGAGAGCGCCGTATCAGTTGCACCAGCGGCATCCATCATCAAGGCGAGTTCCTCGTTGAACTGCGCGCCTGCGTCTTTCGCGAGAACGAATCCACCGCGCACTGCGCGCTGGTCGCCCAGGATCATTGCAAGCGCCTCGCTGCTGCCATTGGTCTTTTTGATCATCTCGTCAAGCATCCCCGCGAATCCCTTGCTGGCGAGAGCGGCGGCGCTCAGCTCGATGCCGTATGAGAGCGCGTATTTGGACGCTTTATCGGACGGTTTCAGAATCGAGGACATAATCGCGTTCAATTGCGTCGTAGCGTTTTCGGCGTCGATTCCGTTCTTGGTCAGCACGGCGATTCCGGCTGCCACCTCCTCAAGCGATACTCCAAGCGGTGAAGCAAGTGCGGTTGTTTTTCCGATCTGTGATGCCAGCTCTGGGAACGTCACCACACCGCGATCAACTGTCTTGAACAGAACGTCTGAGACTCGCTGTGCCTCGTCTGCTCCTAGGCCGTATGCATTGAGGACTGCCGTGATTCCCGCTGCTGATTCTGATGTCTGTGCAAGACCTGCGGATGCAGCCTTTGCCGCCGCCTCAAGAACCTTGACCCCTTCTGCGCCAGCGAATCCGCTTGATGAGATGTCGTAGAGACCTTGCGCTAGTGTCTCGGCGCTCTGAGGCAGCCTCTTCGATAGTTCAAGCACAGAATCCTGCATCTGCTTGAACGCCACAGGCGTGGCTTTTGCAATGCTGTTGACGTTGAGCATCGCTGTCTGGAACGCCATTGCATTTCTGATGCCATCAACAGCAAAGGCTCCGATTGCGCCGACTGCTGAGGTGACTGCTCCAGCAATGCCGATGAAGGCGCCGATCCCGACCTTCTTCAGTTTTCCCATCGCCTGGCCGACATTGCCAAGCGGCTTTGTCGCGGCATCCTTCGCCGCGATGACGAAGTTCGCTGAACGATCAGATCCGAACGCCATTGCTCACCTTCTCCTGAACTTCAGGATCGTGGCGCGGAACGCGCCGTTGTTGAAGAACGATTCTATCGTCTTCGCCATCGCCTCCATCGCAGTCTTCTGGTGCCCTTCGTTCTTCGAGACTCTCGTCACGAACGGATTGGCTGGAACTGCCTTCACCGCCTTCGGTCCGTTCTTGGTTTGCCGGACTCCACTGATCCCACTCGTGACAAACCAGCGATACCACGCTCCACCAGATCCACCATCTCGGCTGCGTCCAGCCCTCGGACCGACGACTGCGGCGGGTGTGTTGAAGCGTGCGCGGCGTGCCGTGACCGCCTTGCGGAGTCGCCCTGGCGTCTTGGTCGTCTTGCCGACTGGCGCCTCGGCGCGCATCGGCTTCACCATCGTGCGCGCAGCGTTCAGCGTGGCGATGCTCAGCAGGCGCTTGTAGGCGCCTGGGTTCGCGCCTTCGAGGAAGCCCAGCTGCAGCGCCTTGTAGTTCGAGTCCACGTTGAAGGAGATCGTCAGCCGGTCGAGTGAGTTAGCGGCCACGGTGCGGCTCCTTTGGCTGCAGGTCGGACATCAGGGCAAGTGTACGAGCGAAGTGCTCCGCCTCCCACTCCAGAACCTCGTGCGGTGGGATGTGGAACTTCTCGCCGATCAGGTGCGCCGCGATAAGCGGGTGCGGCGAGATTGTCCGACCCGCCGCCAGCCGCTGTGCGTCGAGTCTCAGCGAGGGGGGAGCGCTGCGATCGCCTCCGACCACTTGCCGATCGTCTGCGTCAGCGCGTCCATCGGCGCGTCCAGCACCGACTCTGCCTTCTCGCCGTCTTCGTTCAGGAAGTTGTGCGAGACGATCAGGCGCTCGACTGCGTGCATCGCGCGCTCGACATTGCCGCTCTGCAGCTCGATGAAGACACGAGCGGGAACGCCGTCTGCCTTCATCGTTGCAGTCCAGCCATCGAACGGCGCTGCGAGTGCGACTTCCACCGTGCGGAAGTCAGGCTTGGCTTGTGCCATCTACTCCTCCTCTCCTGCCGATTTACGGCAGAGCTGCTAGGTCGCTGTTCACCACGATGCGAAGGCTCTTCGCGCTCGACGTGTCGTAGACCAGCGTGCCGGTCACGGCCATCGTCGTCAGCCCATCCTCGGCGCCAGCCATCTGCTGGACCTCGGTCGGGACGATCATCGCAAGGATGTGCGCCGAGTAGGTGCCGTTCGACCACGAGAGTCGCACGCCCTTCGGGGTCGCTGCGCGATAGGCGTCGTACCACGTCGAGACTGCGCTCGCCGTGCTGCTCACCGTCATCGTCAGCGTGCCGCTGAACGGGTTGCTCTCCGAGTGCGTGCTGAAGACCGTCGTGCCGGCGAGGTACGACTGGCGCGTGATCCCTGCGTTGAACTCCAGCGAGAAGTCGAGCAGGTACTCGTATGCCGTGCCGTCAGCCGTGCCTGGGAAGGACGAGCCGTGCTGGTAGGCGTTCCACAGTCGCCCAGCCATAAACGGCGAGGTCGGCGTGCCTTCGGCAAGCGTCGCGCTGTTCTTGGCGACGTTCTGCGCGAAGAGGTTGGCGCTCAAGTTCGTCAGTCCGTTGCGGTCAGCCGCGATCGTGATCGACTCGGCGAGGCAGTAGTTGGCGACGTACTGCTGGATGCCATCCGTGGCGACGAGCGAGTACGAGGTCGGGTTGTTCGCCGAGGTCATCGAGTAGTCGTAGTCCCACTCGTACGGCGCAGCCGTGCCGCCCACGGTGTCGGTCTTGGTCATCGAGAGCCAGATCGGAAGTTCGCCGACGCTCACCGCAGGAACGGTGGCGCTCAGGGTTGGCTCGATGGAGACGATCGTGCCGGTGCTGCCGATGAGCGGGTTGCGAAGCGCAACGCTGCGCTCTGCCCCAAGTTCTATGGTGACCCCGTCTGACAAAACTCCACTTGGAGTCACGAGCAGCTTGCGGCCGCCGCTGGTCAGCGTCGGGATGGTTCCAGGCGTCGCCTCCTTGAAGGCGACCAGTTTGCTGAACAGGACGTTCCCTGCGGATGCGGCTGGCATTATTCGGTCTCCTTGCTTTCAGCCGCTGGTGCGGCGCTGACTTTCTTGGCGATTCCTGCTGCGATCCACGCTTCTGCCTGGACCGCAGGTGCGCTGATTGTAGACCCATCGCTCGGCAGACCAGCCACGAACTCTCCTTGTGGGAGCGATCCTGGCACGAACTGCACGTCGATGTGAGTCACCGGCTTATAGACGATTGGCTTCTTCAGTTCAGGCACTTGTGGCAATAGCCTCCACTGCGGAGATTTCAACGCTGGCGCTGATTGTAAGGTAGTCCGCATCACCCCAGGTGTCGGTCCCGATGTTTGTGGAGGTCACGCTGGCTTGTGCCACGGCATCCGTGCCGTCCAGCGTCACGCCGTCAATCAGGCTGTCGCGCAGCCAAGTGCGCCACGCCATCAGGTCCTGGTACTTGCGACCGAGGTCAGCCTGCGGCTGGATGTAGACCGTGACGTTCAGCGTCAGCGTGACCTGGCGATTCGATGCGCCGTAGGCGATCGTGTCGTCGCCTGGGATGATCACCGCAGCAGGCACCACGGCGAGATTGTCGGGTGGATACGAGTGAACGGTGCGAAGCGTGTAGCCAGTCGGTGCTGCCTTCGCCGAGAGGTGCGCGGCAAGCCCCGCGATGATCGTCCTGTCGTCGAAGCTCATCGCGCGAGTCCTTCTCGCTTGCGATACGCCTCCAACAGAACCTGTGCTTCAGGATGCAGCGCGCGCGTCTGGCGGAGGATGCCGCCGAGATCCTGCGAGCCGATGACGCCGAACGGCGAGGTACGCGACGACCAAACTGCGCCAGCCTGGATGATCGCTGCCTGCTTGACCGCGTTCGGCACGGACGGCCAGCCGAAGACGCCGACCACCTTCACGCCGCGATACACGCCGCGCGGGAAGTTGCGCGGCCAGTTCACCGAGGCGTCGATCTCCGTGTACGGCCAGCCATCGAGGGCAGCGTTGCCCGGCGCGAGCACGTAGTCGGTGCCAGCCGTCCAGGTCGTCTCGTAGGTGCCGTCGCCGTTGTCGTCCGTCTGCAGGGTGGTGATGCTCACGAGGTCATCGGTCAGGACGTACGAGTAGTCCTGCGCCGTGTAGTAGCGCGTCTCGCTCGCCGTGCCGAAGCCCTGCTTGCGGTCGGTGTAGAGGTCGATCA